AGTTTTGAATAGCAGCAACGAGGGCGAATTTTTGAACTTACAAAATATGGCTCAGACTAATATTATTGCAGCACATCGCTGGTCGGTGTCGCTTACTGGATTGAGAACTGCAGGAAGTTTAGGAACAAATCAACAGATCCGCTCAGAGTTTGACATTGTTTATAATACTGTTATCCGTCCGATGCAAAGGCTATATTTAACAAAGTTCCTAAATCCAGTTATTCAGGATGCGGGCAAATGGTTGGGCTTTGACTGGTCAAATATTGCGGTCGATATAGCAAAGCCAATGCCAGTGAGTTTTGCTGGAGATATTCCGATCAAAGATATTTTAACCGTTGACGAAATGAGGGCGGAGTTAGGGTTTCAACAAATAGAACAAGAGCAAATAAATACAGAAAATGCAGACACTAATTAAGCCAGGCGAAGTTGTTAATACGGGCATTTACCGACCTGCTCCAGTAACATCACGCTTTGATGTTAATCAAATAAGCCCGCACATTAAGGACAGCGAGGAGAGGTTTCTGCAGCCACTTTTGGGGGTTGCTCTATATGATGACATGATCGCTCAACAAAATCCCTTAGAGAGCAATTACAATCCTGCTGTCGGGGCAATAGTTAATAAGTTTATTGCTCCAGCTCCTGCGATATATGAAACGCTCTGGACTGACTTTTTGCTTCGATATACTGCTTATGCTGTTTATTATGAGGTATTGCCTTATTTGACTATTCAAGTTAGTTCAAAGGGCATTTATCAAAATGACAGCGAGTTCGCTCAAAATGCTGGTGTTAATGGTGTGCGGTTTCTGCAAGATAATATGATGCAAAGGATTGACAATTTAAAGCCCTTAATCGAAAACTTCCTTTGTGCTAATAAAACGCTTTTGCCTTTGTTTGACGCTAAAAATTGCCCTTGCGAGGACGATTGCGGTCACTGCCATACAAACTGTGGATGTGGCTATTTCAATATGACTGGCAAGCACTGCCATACCTGCGAGACGAAAAAAAATACTTCAACTAATATAATTTTTTACCAATGAACATAGTAAAACAATCGACTGGAAACGTCGTTTTAACGGATGCCGCTGGCAATATCCAAAAGGTTTTTGTTAATGTCAATGCTTTGGACGTAAAAGGAACGGACGAGGTAATTGTTAAATTTGGTTTTAATCAATGGCACTCTTTATTTGCCAGCCAGATTGATAACACTCAGGTTGAGCCAGCTTCTGCAGTTGCTTTTTCTGGAAATGCTTTTGATTTAGTCGCTTTACTTTCAAGCTCTTTTTTTTTTGAGTTAAGTGGGGGCGGTGGATCTCAGGATTTAGCTGGTGTTTTAGTTACTGGCAACACATCTGGATCAAATGATATTTGGTTTGACTCTTTTTATGGTCTTTATTATAGTAATGCTTCAAGATTAAGAGAGGGCACAATTGATGCTGGTCTTGGAGGAAATAGAGGTATTGCTGAAATTTGCGGAGCAGGGTACGAGAGCAAATGGGAAGGTGGTGTTCGTTATATAATGGGCAGTTCGGGTAACACTATTCGCCAGTCTTTGTATAACTTTGGAAATACTCCGACAACTACGGATGACGATACAAAAGGGTATCAGGTTGGCTCGCTTTGGACTTTAGATAATGGAACTGTTTACGAATGTTCGGATGCTACAACTGGCGCAGCTATTTGGGCATTGCAACAAAATGCAGTTCCTACTTTGGACCAAATCTTAGGCTCAGGAAATTCTGCTAATAATAAATCAATAATTGATTTGGATTATTTAGATTTTGAAACAACACTTGGACATTCTGTTGGTGTTGGTGAATTGGCGTGGAATGATACTGACGGAACTCTGGATTTAGGTCTGAAAGGCGGTTTAAAAAATAAGGTTGGTCAGCAATTAGTTGTCAGGGCAAGAAACACGAGCGGTTCTACTATTAGCAAAGGCAGCGTTGTTCTTGTTGTGGGAGTGGCTGGGGGATTTGTTGGTATAAACTTGGCACAAGCAGACAGCGTTGCAAATAGCGCAACAGCATTTGGTATTACGGCAGAAGACATTGCAGACACAAGCAACGGCTTTGTCACAATAAACGGAATAATTCACGGAGTTAACACAAACGCTTTTAACGAAGGAGATATTTTGTATCTTAGTCCAACTACACCAGGAGCAATAACAAATAATAAACCTGAATCACCTGATTATATAGTTGTAATCGGATATTGCGCAAAGAAAAGCGCAGTAGATGGACACATCTTGCTACACGTTCAAAACGATACAAGACAAGCTGTAGAAATACAATTAGCTGCAAGCGATGAAACTACAGCATTAACAACGGGAACGGCAAAGGTAACTTTTAGAATGCCTCACGCTATGACACTAACAAGTGTTCGTGCATCGCTTACAACGGCACAAGCTTCGGGTTCTATCTTTACGGTTGACATAAACCAAAGCGGCACATCTGTTTTGGGAACAAAATTGACCATTGACAATACAGAAAAAACAAGCACAACGGCTGCAACAGCTGCAACTATTACGACATCTGCACTAACTGATGATGCCGAAATTACAATTGATATTGACCAGATTGGCAACGGAACGGCAACAGGTTTAAAAATTACTTTAATCGGAACAAGATGATAATAAATCCTTACGTTTTTGGTGCTGCTTATGACCCCGATGCGCAGGCTTTTTTCACAGCTTCGGGCTTAACAGGTGCCACAAATTTAAACGCTGTTAATCAGCTTGTTTTAGATTTGAAAGCAGCAAGCATTTGGACAAAGATGAAAGCTATATATCCAATGGTGGGCGGTACTGCTACTACTCACAAGTTTAACCTAAAAAATCCGTTAGATACCAATGCAGCTTTTAGGTTGGTGTTTAATGGTGGATGGACTCATAGTACAAATGGTGCGCTTCCTAATGGAACTAATGGATATGCGAATACTTTTTTAACACCTTCAACAAATCTTACATTAAATTCTACCCATTTAAGTTATTACAGTAGAACAAATGTTAATTTAACTCAGGTTGAGATTGGTTGCTTTGATAATACTGGTGCATACACAATAATAGAAGCACGAACAGCAAATATTAGTTATTTTTTAACAAATACAAGTAACATCGCAGGCGTTGCAGATACAAATTCAGCAGCTTTTTATATAGGCAATAGAACAGCATCATTTGTCACAAATGGCTTTAGAAATAATGTTAAAATATTTAATGCATTAACTGCTGCAACTTTTCGACCTTCTAATAATATTTATATTGGTGCAGCAAATAATGCATCAAGCATTGCACAGTATTTTACTACAAAAGAATGCGCATTTGCATCTATCGGTGACGGCTTAACAGATGCCGATGCATCTAATTTTTATACAGCCGTGCAGGCATTTAACACAACTTTAGGTAGACAAGTATGACATACGTAGGACTATTAACAGAATCGCAAAAGAATGAGCTTGTCGGTCAGCTTTACGATGAGGACAGCTATTTCAACCCAATTCAGGATGACTTAGACCAATGGATAATTTCAGTTGAGGAAATGGAATTTTGCGTTACTCCTGAGTTTCAATGGGTAAAAGATTTGCCGCTAATCGAATATAAACCAAAACCATCACCGCCATTTCCGCCAATAGACTAATGAGCAAAAAGGTCGGTTTATTAGATCAGGACGAGAAAGAAGCTTTGGAGGGCGAGAAATACGCTCTTAATAAGTTTTTTACCCCTGAGCAGGACGCCGACGGTAACTGGGTGCTTCCTTTAAACCAAATTCAAAACAATAAAAATATAAATTTCTGGTGGGTAAAATACCTGCCCCTCATAGATTACAAACCCAAACAAATGGACAAAAGTATTATTGTAGACGTCGCTGCTTTCTCAGGGCTATTTCTATTCACTGGAGCGGAGGTTGCAATCGAGTCAACTATTTTCGAGATCATAAGTAAGTTTGGCGTCGTGGCGGTGCTATGGTTTTGGCTTAAGGAAATGAAGGAGCAAATGAAAGTCCAGTCAAAAGATTTTTATCAGGAAA